GTCAATTTTAGGGATAGAATTACTAAACTTAGGGCTAAGAGATATAAGCCCAATTGGGTAATCGGTTTTAATAAAATGAGAGCCTTCTGTTTCAATGGTTATAAATATTCCTCTTTCGTTAGCAAAATGAGTCAATTCATTAACTAAAGCCGCTTGCATGGTAGGTGAACCTCCTGTTAACATCATCTCGGTAATATCCGGACGCTTGTCATAAGCATCGATAATATCCTGGAAGCAGAATCCTCCTTTTTCTGGATGAATAGAAGTATACCAGCTATCACACCATCCACCGGCTCCAAACCAGCATCTGTGAGTACATCCGGTAGTTCTAACTACTACTGTCGGATACCCGGCTCTTGAACCTTCAGACTGTACTGCATAGTAAATCTCTGCAATAGGTAAAGTCTTATTGTAATCGGCAACCCTGCCCGGGTTATCTTTTAGCCATTGTTTTTCTGTAACCTTTGAATTCATTTTTTATCCTTTATAAATGGCTGAGTTACGTTGATTTTCCATAAACTGTACTTGAACAACTTTCACTCGACCTTCTGTTTCTGTATTAACAAACTCTTGAAGCTTGTTGTAAATATATTCAGCAAATTTCTCTGCTCCTACTGCTGGGAGTATTCTAACCTGAGCTGCTCCTGCCTGGTCCATTAACTTAAAGGACTCAATAAAAGGATCATCCTCGGCAATAATCATGGTATGGTCAAACATATAGTCCATCCATTCTTTAGCACTCATATTATCAATCTGGGTCTTAGCTCTTTTCATTCCACCAAAGTCCCATACCCAGTTTCTTTCGTCTAAGTCTCCTTCAAACCAAACTTTGAAAGACACTCCATAACCGTGAACGTACTTGCAGTGAGTAGTCTCTGCTTTCCATTGACGAAATACACAGCTGAATCCATCAAATATTTTTGTTGATTGAAACTTACCCATAGATTGCTTTTATTTCTGCTTCTGATTTAACTCCGACAAAGCGGCTAATTTCCTTACCCTGCTCATCTGTTAGTACAGTAGTTGGGATACTTTTAACCGTATATGCTGCAGCTACTTGAGGTGCATTATCAACGTTAATTTTTTCTACCGGAATACCGGAATCGGCAATTCTTTGCATTACCGGGCCAAACTGCCGGCAAGGTCCGCACCAGGGTGCACTAAAATATATAAATTTTTTCATACTAATTCTTCAATTACTCCTACTACTTCACTTAAGATAAGAACGATTGCGGCTGTTTCCAAGCTGAATGGAATAAAAAAGTAACCTGCAATTCTTATGGCTGATTTAGCAAAACTAACCAGCTGATGTTTTTTTGGATCTGGATGTTTCATATTTCTAATAATTCTATTTCTTTATGGTACCGCTGTAAAACGGTTGTGTTTTCTTTCTGTAATTTCTTGGCCAGATCCCAATCATGGGTCCAGGAAGGAGAGCCTTTTACCAGACCGGCAAAGGCTTCTCCCTGTTTGTTGACCACAATGTAGTACTTAACCTGCATGTGAGGTTAATACTTCTTGAACGTGACTGACCACAGTCTCCCATTGTACCGGGCCATTCTCATCAGCATACTCAACCGGATCTTTACGTCCTAGTTTTAAGAATGCTTCCACTCTTTCTACTGAAGAGGCTGATTTGTAATCTGAATACCAACTAGATTTAATCTGAATAGGTTTATAAGAGGTATTAGTCTTCTTGTAAACTTCATCAAAGTCAATATTCAAACTGTCACAGGCTTTAACCCCGTCTTCTAAGATAGTGAATTTATCACCATCCAGATAAGGAGTATAATGAGTGACACGATCAGAATCCCAGTTACCGCTAATAAAAGCTTGGTAGTCCAGATCCCTAAACTCCTGGCGACAGTCAGGGTAGATGGCATGATCGCCTGAATGGATTCCCATAGCGATCTTAACTTCTGTATTCTTTTCATTTGCAATAGATAATGCTACTGATTGAATGATGGAACTAAAGATCTTATTTCTGTTAGGAACCACAGTAGCTTTCATATTGTCCTCAGCATAGTGACCTTCAGGAACATCATCCCCTCCTGATACTAGGGCAGAGTTTAGCAACTCAGTCAAGCCGTCTAATTTAATAACCTGGTAAGTTACTTTAGGGTAACCTAATGGTGTAATCTGGTGATTAAGATAGGTAACCAGGGACTGAGCTCGTTCAAGTTCTACTCGGTGCTTTTGACCGTAATCAAAGGATAGTGCTGTTACTTCGTAGCCATCGGCAAGTAGACGAAGCAGCAAGGTGGAGCTATCCATTCCTCCACTTAAAGATAATACTGCTTGTTTCATTTTTGTTTATATATAAAATACGATAATTTTTCTAAGTCTTCAACTTCTATGAAGTGTTTATTTTCCCAGATCTGAACCAGGATCTTTCCTAAGTCTCTTTCTTGACTGGTTAAGGTTGCGTCTTTATCAAGAACGTTCTTAAGGTAGTCAATTATCATCTGCTGGTTTTTCATCTTTTGCATAGTAGTGGTTAAGAACTGTAAATAGACATACACAAACTCCTAGTTCAATAGAACCTATAAGAAGATTACTTACCATCATGTCTAAGGACATTGCTAAAAATAGGCCAATCATGACCATTAGTATATTAAGATTACTTTGACTCATATTGCTAAATTTACGAATTTTTCTTTTTGCGTGCAACTTTTTTCTTAGGAGCTTTCATATATTCTTTCCATTCATCTGAATATTTATGCTCGACCTTAATCGGGTTATGAGGGTTTTTATCTGTATCGAAAGTCCAAATAGACTCTCCATCCTCGTTTTTATAAACGCGTTTTACAATCATACCTTAAAGATATGAACTAAAAAGTAAAAAAGCAAGATTTAGGTGTATTTAATGACTAGATCGTCATCATCGTCTTTATTGTACTTAGTGAGTATGTTACTTAGATTGGCAATTGCTTTATCTAAAACCTGCAACTCTTTATTTTTTTTCCAAGATGAAAAATTGGGATTTTTAATTAAATCACTTTTTCTTTCTTGAAGAGCTCTTATTTTGTTCTCAATCGCTATTCTTTCATCAGTATCAATTTTACCATCTCTATCGGTATCGTAAGTGTCTAGGAGTTCTTTTTCTTCGTCTACTATTTCCCAATCTTTAGTTTCGTTACTAGATCCGGAGACGTAAATTTCATAAGGTTCTTCTGGTAAATCTTGCAGGCTTGCTTCTTCAAAATCAGAAGTATCTTCATAGAACTGCTGAATCTCTTCTTCAGAGAATTCCTCCATTGTATAGTCTTTCGGCTCTTCTTCTTTTTTATAAGCTTGTTTGAAAGCAAAGTTAGCTACTACTACCAAAGAGATTGCCAGAGGATCAAAAACAAATATAATAATTAAAAGTAAAATGTTAATGATCTCATCCATCGGCTTTCCTGTAAGACCGGATAGGTATTTTAACGGTCCTAATTCTGAGGCTAGGTCTGAATTAGATTGAACTTCTACAATTCGGGTTTCTAATTTAATGATTGTGTCGTTGAACGATTGTATTTTCTGTGTTAGTTTTTCGTCTTTTACGATTGCTGTTTCGAGTTGTCTTTCAAAAGCCTTTCTATTAGCAGAAGAAGAGTAAGTAATAACCCTACCGGCAGTATCGACATAAGACTGTGTATTATTTCCAAGAGCATTTCTTAGTGATGATATATTTTTTGTTATTGCTTGTTTTTCGGTGTCGTATTGAGCTTTAATTTTTTGATAAGATACTTTTTTAGTTTCAAGTAATTCTACCTGTTTATCTACTACCCCGGCTTTAGTTGCCGTTTCCTGATATGCTGAGGATAAGAATCCGTAGATACCTGCCGAAGTTATACCTATTAATATAATGGTAGCAAGTGTTAGATAGGCTCTCAGCAATTTATTCATTGTCTTCCAGTATTGATGTAGCAAGGAAGCGATTACCAGCTTAGCTACTTCTAAAGATCCGGCCATAATAATGACAGCAAATGCTGCACCGGCAAACAATTTTGATAATCCTGTTACTGAATAATAAGCAGCTGATCCTGAAACGGATAATGCGGTTACTGCTATTAAGAACGGAAAGAGTCCTTTAGATAGTTTTCTCAACATACACTAAATGTATGATAATAAATAGTTGAAAGCAACTTCTTTCTTTAAAATTTCATAGTTTCTACCATGAGTGCTAAGAACCATTCGATGTACTTTTTAATCTTTTTCAGTCGCATATTTAACTCCCATTATTGTTCCTACTATTGAAAATGAATTGGTTAGTAGTATACCAAATAAATTAGACCAAGTTGATTCTAATATAGGATTCTCTTGACCTGTTATTAATGTATAAGCAAATAAAGCTGTAGTTATTACTCCTACTCCCATTATAACTATTAATGCTATTTTAACTATCCTTCCTACAAGTTCAAACTGTGTTTTTTTCTGGAGAGTTTCTAAATCACTTATTGCATTATCTCTAAGTTTTTCTGCTTCCGCTTTAGCTTGTTCTGCTTCTTCTTTTCTTCTCTCAGTTTCTTCTAAAGCAACTTTAAGATCAAACATTAACTTATTATTTTTAGCAGCTGCTGTTTCCAATTGTTTGTTTTGCTGCTGAACCTGTTTAGTAACTTCTAAACGTTTTCTACGAGTTTCAATATCTTTTTGTTTACATAACTTAAGGTATTCCTCAAATTCCTTATCACCTTTTGGGGCTTTAAGAATTTTAAGAAAATTACCTTCTACGTAGATTTTTTTACTTTTAGCAACTTCTAGTAGAACATTTCTGGTATGTTCTGTTATTTCAACCATTTATAATAATAAAAGAGGTATTAAATCTTCTAAAACTTCTCCAGTTTCAGCTAAATCACTAGTTACCTCTACAACTGTGTCTGTGTCTTCTGATGCTGCAACTTCGTCGTCACCTATATTATTTTGCATTTTATCAAAATAACTTTTTATCTTTTTTCCTCTACTAATAACACCATATATATTTTTAGCTTCTTTTACTTCTTTTAAGATTGAAGGTTGGTGAGCTTGAGGCTGCCATTCTTTAACCTTAGAATGGAGTTCTTTTAATTCTGGGACATCGCTAGGCATATACCCATCGTTATTAATAATTACTTCTGGAATGTCACTCATTAGATCTTAGGTTTTAAATTATCTATAAATTTTAAATGGAGCTGTTTTTGATTTATAAGCATCATAGTCTTCCATAAATTCCTCTAAGCGAGGTTCAATATCATCAGACTTTATAATCCAAAATTGGGCTCCTACTTTTTTAGCTCTTTCTATTTCTTCATCATCTTCTGAAGAGGAAATGATACCAATAACTACTCCATCTCCGTATTCGTAGTTAATTTTTCTGATCATTTCAATTCCATCAAAAGAAGAACCAATTATATTTAAATCTACAAATACACATTCAGGTCTTTCGTGGTCTGGGTCATCTGGGAACCATTTTTTGAACATCTTATTAGCTTCATCAGAACTATCTAAAGCTTCAAATGATAAAGCCATATCCAAAATTGAACATGCATCTTCAAATACTAGATGAAATAGGTTTTCATCATCTATCAACATTAATGTACTAATCATTACAGGTCTGTGTTTATTATAATTTTTGTTCCTTGTTTTTGTTTTTCAGCCCAAATCCCGTAACCATGTTCTTTTAAGATTGAGATACTAATATTTAATCCTAAACCAGTACCTTGTTCTTTCTGTCCCTCTTTTCTAACATAAGGTTTACTAAGTTCTCTAAATTCTTCTCCTGTTAAACCTCTACCGTTATCTTCTATACATATAACCTTTCCAATGGGTGTTATATTTTCTAAATAAATTTTTACCCATTTAGTTTTAGAATCATTATATTTTAATCCATTTCTAATAAAATTATCTATTGCTGTACAAAATAAAGGTTCATTTATTTTTACATCTTTAGGTAAATTATCATCTAATAGTACTTGATGATTGTAAGCTGTTAATTTCAAATAATCTTCTAATACTTCTTTTACATTACATTTAGTCTTAGACATTTGAGCATTTGTCTTAAATAAGTTAGTAAACTCATATACTCCTGAGTATACCTTTCTGGCATGATGTAACCCGTCTTCTATTAGTTTTAATGGAGAAGTTATTTTAAGCTCTTTAATTTGCTCCTCTGTTAATCTTCTTTTTAATGATTTAATACCTCTAGGAATATAAGTGTTAATTCCTGAATGCATGTCGTGTCTAATAATTTTAGCAGCATGTTCTAGATATACATTCTTTTTAGATAAATCATCAGTAACTTTTTTCTTATTTTGTAAAAATTCTACTACAACTTTACCAAAAGGAGGCATAAAGAATACAACACACCCCCAACCAAATTTAGCTAATTCTAAAGAGGGTTCACATAACCCAAATACAATACAAGTTTGTACTGTAAAGAATGTCATCATAATAAACCCAGCTACCCCTAGGGATATTTTAGCATTTAATGATATCCCATTAAACGCACTCATGTTTTAAAGTTCTGATTTTTTAAATCCGCATTTAGCAAAAAACCATTTGCTAGGACAAAAGCCTGTCCATACTCCTACATTTAACATAAATGTTACAAATACTACTACTTCCCAAGATCCTAACAAATACCCAGTTAAGAGTACTAAAGACATTAGTAAGTATACCATTCTTGTATCTGTGATAGTTTTTAATAAATTTTTCATGATCTAAATCCTTTATGTTTGTCAATCTTATCTAAAATATAATTAACTTCTTTTTTATTTAAAAACCCTGCCATTGAAGCATTTTTAAGAGCTGAAATCAGTTGAAAGATCATAAAAGGAATCGTTATTGTTTCTGAAAGCCATCCAGTACCTGGGAAGCCTTTTTCTATCATCAGAATAACTGTGAGAAGTATAGTCCAGTAAACGGTTGTTTTTAGTACTTTGATTGCTTTATAAGTCCTAAATCCCTCTCTTTTAATTCCGGCGATAATGCCAAAAAATCCGTCAACAAAAACCAGAGCTATAATCGCCAGATACTGCTCGGCATTGTCCATAGTTAGTTGTAGGAAGTAACTGCATAAAAAAGCCGCAACTGTTGATACTGATAAGATTATAGCTAAGGTTGATTTCATTTTAGTTGGAAATTTCTTTTAACATTTCTATTAATTTTGGATGAGGGTAGACATCCACTTTGTCTCTTCTTACTGAGTTATGAGTAAATACTCCCTTGCTTCCTTTAAGTGCTCTTGTACTTACTTCCCAGATATCCTCGTTATAATCTAAAGGAATACCATAGGCATCGTTCCAGAATAATAATAATTCTTTCACGGAAGCAATCTGGGCATCTGTGTAGTTGTGCCAGAATTTGAAGCCTTTATAAGGAGTATCTAATTCTATAACCTGATCGGCTGGAATCTCTGAATTAACATAAGAGTAGAACTTACCATTCTTTTCTGTTAACTGTCCCCAGTTACAAATCTCAATCCCGATTGAAGTCTTATCTAGGTTCTTATAAGGAAGTCCGTGAACACCAAAGTGCCTGTTGCCTAATCCTAAATGGTAGGCCCAGAATCTGGAAGAGAATCCTTGGGTAATCTCTCCTGAATGGTCAATAACGATGCAAGTGGCAATTCTGCCTTTATCGTTCTGCCACCAGTTCCAAACCGAAGACGCTTTAGGTCCACCGGCGGTGTGGTGAAGAAAGATTTGTCTTTTCTTGAAAGTTGATTGGTAGTATTCCTTGGCCGGAAAGTCTACCATCGTAATAGGAGGTAAAGGATAAGCCATTACTTTTCCTCTTTTTTACCCCAAATCTTAT